GCACAACAACCAGCACAACAACCAGCACAACAACAAGCAGTTACACAAAGCATGGACGTTGAAGAAGCGGCTACACCAGGAGCCACTAGTGCAGGTGCAATAGCAACTGTGGCAAACCCTATAACTGCTTATGCAAAAGTAAAAAAAGACGGTAAGGGTGTTCCTAAAGCAGATCAAAAGAAAACTCCTAAAGGAACGGCCGTAAATGCACTGGATATGAAGGGTGCAAGTCTATTTGGTGGAAACATTCAAAAGAGGTAAATACTGTTATGAAAGAGAAAGAACTAAAAAACGAAGGTTTAGCGGATTTGGCACACAAGGTTGAGAAAGACCATGAAGTGCAAATGGCTCGTGCAGAGTTATACAAAATCGGAAAGTATGCAATTAAACTTCATGAAATGCTTAAAGGCGTTTCTGAACAAGAAGGTTTAGAAGGTTGGGTACAATCTAAAATAACAAAAGCAGGCGACTACCTAAGCAGTGTTTATCATCATATGGATTATGAGCAAAAGTTCGAACAAGTTCAAACAGAAGCAAAAGCAAAACCAGATTTCTTAGACATGGACAAAGATGGCAATAAAAAAGAGCCAATGAAGAAAGCAATCAAAGACAAAGAAGCAAAAAAAGATAAAAAAGAGTCCATAGACTACAAAGAAGAATTAGCAGAAGAATTAAATCGAGTCCTTTCTAAAAAAAAGACTGAACGCTCATTAACTAAAGGCGAAGAAAAGAAAAAAGAAAAGTACGTCAAAGGTATGAAAAAAGCCAAAGGCGACTTTAAAGATCGCTATGGTGATGATGCTGAAGCAGTAATGTATGCCACTGCAACAAAGATGGCAAAAAAAGAAAGCAAAGATCAAGAAACAGATGAAAGTGGCATCATGTACCGTGCAGGTGTAAAGAAGTACGGTAAAGATGGTATGAAAAAGATTCAAAGTGCCGCAGGTAAAGGTGCGAGTGCAGAAGAAATAGGAAAAATCAAAGACAAGCATAATAAAAAGAAAAAAGAATCATTTAGTTCTTTAGAAGAGTCTGTTGGTAAAGCAATTACAGAAGAAGAGTTTGACCAATTAGCAGAAAAGAAAGATGCTTGTTATCACAAAGTAAAATCAAGATATAAAGTTTGGCCAAGTGCTTACGCCTCTGGTGCTTTAGTTCAGTGCAGAAAAAAGGGTGCTAAGAACTGGGGCAACAAGAGTAAGTAATGCGTTATCAAGAATTCCAAGAAAAGAAAAAGAAAAACTGCGGATGTGGTCAGGATCCGTGTATAACTTACGGAAAACAAACAGAAGGAACACGTTGTTGGAAGGGTTACGAAAAGAAGGGCATGAAAACCATGTTCGGAAAACGTGTACCCAACTGTGTTAAACGTGAACACGTAGACTATTGTGTTAAGTGTGGTAATTTATTATTTTCAGAAGAAGTTGAATTAAACGAAAACCTTAAAAAGTGGTTCAAACAAAAGTGGGTGCGTTTCGGTCCTGATGGAAAAGTAAGAGGACAATGTGCTAGAGGCAGTTCTAAAGAAGGTAAGCCTAAGTGTTTACCAGCCGCAAAAGCATACGCACTAGGTAAAAAAGGCCGTAAAAAAGCCGCAAGTCGTAAGCGTCGCGAAGATCCAAACAAAAATAGACGCGGTAAAGCCAAGAACGTCAAGACAAAATGAGGGCAAAAGAGATAATCCCCGAAAAGTGGTCAGCAAAATACAAGAAAAGTATTAACTGTTCCAACCCTAAAGGGTTCTCTCAAAAGGCCCATTGTGCAGGCAAGAAAAAGAAAAAATAATAAATACTGTACTAGTTAAATTAACAAGGAAGCAAATGGCATTCTTAGTACACAACCTACCACCTGTAGAAGTTTACGTAAAAAAAGAATATCTATACGATCATCAAAAAGGCCATGGCGAACTTACTCCTGGAATATGGATATCAATCAGAAGTATAATGGGCAAAGCATTGTACTTTGAAACACTGCTTACAGACTATGGTGCATTGTACGACAAACTTCCTATATCAGCATTTGTTTGGAAAGAAGATTATAATAAAGATGATCAACTTCCCTTAGATACACTTCAAATTTGGGATTGTTTTGATTATGATATTACCGTAATTAAAAAACCTATGTTAGCAAACTGTGAATTTTTTGGCAAAGATAAAAAAATGCACAAGGGTGAATATATGTTTACACTCGATACGTGTCATACACAACATTCAACTATCGATATTAATTTTTCCGAGCATGATCCAGAACATAAAACATTCAATATACTTAAATTAGACAACGGTCAATTTGCCGCACTACCAAATAATAGAACTGTGTTTACTGACCAAAGTTTAGTACACCCTGAAAAGAAAATACCAGATTTCAAAGTTTGCACACAAAATTACACAGTTGAAAATACACCAAAATGGGCAGTTGGCCATACTGATGAATGGCAATACAAAACCAAAGACGAAGAATCCAAATAATACAGCCAGATACAGATTAACCAATTTTTTATTAAGTTAAATAAATTTAACTTGACATTAATAGTACACGAGTATATAATTACACAATAAACTAGGAGAATACAATGTCTGATAGAACATATGGACAGGACGAAAAAGCGAAACTGGAACGTTTGGTAAACGAAGGCGCAACAGTTATGCAAGAAATTGAAGATTTACAAACAGGCTTAAGAGATACAGTAAAGGCAGTAGCAGAAGAACTAGAAATCAAACCTACACTTATTAATAAGGCAATTAAAATTGCACATAAAGGTGACTGGCAGGCTCATGCTGATGCTTTTGATGATCTCGAAACATTGGTGGTGACAGTTGGAAAAGACAAATAAAGATATAACATTTTATCTAAAATGGTTAGCAACATTTGTGTTGATAATCGGTACTGCTATTAATACGCAGAAAGAACTTTATCCCATAGGCCCGTTAGTACTTGCTTGTGGTGGACTTATATGGTTAGCAGTATCAATTATGTGGAAAGAATGGAGTTTAATAATTACTAATTCAATCCTAGCACTAGTTGGTATCGGCGGAATCATAATTGCATGGTAAGTGAAGCAGAAAAGAAAAGAATAGATACTTGGTTAGACAAACACTTAAAAGAACTATCACAGCCAGAGGATGGTTCAACTGCAAGATGTCCTTGGGCATACAGTTCCAAAGTTCCAATTATACACACGGACCAATATATGGATATCATGAAGCACATGATAAACTTTCCATATGATGATGGTGTGCATGGATTGTTAATTGTACTACATGGTGTACAGGATAGAAACGAAGGACAAGATTTGATAGGATTATGTAAAACACCATACTTTACAGAAAGAGATCTGTTGTTTATTGAATACAACTATGATCATTATAAAAACGAATTAAATGACCCTACAATAAGATTGTTCATTATACAAAGGCTTACAGAAACTAAAAAGGCAAGTGAAAAACTATACAAAACGGATTATTATGAAACATATCCGCATAATATGGTATTTAGGAAGATAAGAGAAGCAATGGGCGATAAACATTTTTTTGATACACCGAAAGGAACCAAATATTGATTTACATGGTTGACATCGACGGAACGATATGTTATACTAATGGTAACAATTATGAAAGTAGTGAACCAAGGTATGATCGTATTGAAAGGCTTAATAAATTATATGATGAAGGCAATGAAATACACTATTGGACGGCACGAGGTGCCAAGTCTGGTAAAGATTGGACAGAGTTTACTAAAAGGCAATTAGGCGAATGGGGAGTCAAGTCTACAAGCATAAGACTAGGCAAACCGCATTATGATAAGTGGATCGATGATAAGGCCATCGATGCAGAAGAGTATTTTAAGTAAGGTACAAACGGCCATAAACGTTTTATTTGGTATTTGTCAGCCACAAATGACATATAGGAGAGACAATGAGTTACGTAGACGCATTTTTTAATCGTGAAGCAGATCAGATACAAGTAGTCGAGCGTCGTGAAGATGGAAAAAGACACTACACAGAATATCCAGTAAGATATACTTTTTATTATGGTGATCAAAGAGGCAAATACAAAAGCATCTATGGAGATCCTCTAAATAAAATTACTTGTAAAAATACAAAAGATTTTAGAAAAGAATTAGCAATAAACAAAAACAA